AGACGATAGCAAATAAGGCGATAGTGTTTTTTGTGCATCAGCATAACGCTGCTCATTTAAAGCCTGCGCTGCTTGCTGTGCGGCAGTTAACCGCTTGCCTGATTTATTTGTAGCATTCTTGGAAGCATCAGCATTTGCAACACCGGCGATTGCTGTTCCAGCACCTACGGCAACATAACCCCATGTCATTGCACACCCCCAAGCGCTTTGCGGTAGAAAGTTAAAAAATCTACATATTCAGAAAATGGCATGATTATTTCTTCCTCAATTTTCTGCAAATCGGTTTCATTGGTAAGGTGGTAGGTAGTCCAGCAAGTATTTTCATTAGCATAAACAACACGCTGAACTCCAGCCGGAGAAACAAGCGTTTTATGCCCAACATGGCGCTCAACTCCAGCGAATGTAGCGACACAAATATCACCATAAGCGATAGTGTTTAAATGCGAGTGTTTATGAACTTTCCCGACGATAGTTGCGCCTTTTGGTATGAACATTTCCCGCGCATACATGCCAGGAGCAAAATGGTGTGTAACGGGGTATTCTGTAATTTCATCGGGAGAGAAAGACATCATCTCCAACATAAGACGAAGAATATTATCGGCGCGGTTTATTTCATGGATTGCGATATTCATATCATGTCGCTCATTGGTATATCGATGCTGTAAATCTGTATCCTTACGGGATCTGTCGCGATTAACTCGATCGCAAAATCTTTATGACGAACCAATCTGCCAAAGTTTCTAAGCGCTACACGCTTGCGATAATCACCCTGCGTGCCAAGCTCAACATCCGAGTGATTTATCCAATTATACCCGCCATCTTTGGTGTATCTTACCATTAATTTAGGTGACACTGTTGGGTCTTCAATCTGCCCAACTTCCATATCAATCTCTATTTTGGGGATAGTGATATCGTAATCAAAGCTAATGCCGGTGCTGCGATAAGTCGATCTTAGTGTCTCGGTTCCTTCTTTTTTTGCAGCAGGATCAAGCAGCCACATAGTTGAAGAAATTCTGTCGCCAACAATAATTTTCCCGTTGAAAATCTCACCCGAATTAACGCGCCAGAATCCAATATTTTCTGACTCCCGCACATGGGTTAGTCCGGTGGTTAAGTCGTAGCCCCACGTATAACCTTCAGTCGGGAAAGTTATGTAATAAATCTTGTGTGTTGGGGTATCAACGAAAAAGCCTATTGCGTCTTCGGTGGTAGTAAACCCGGGTGAAGTTGCGGTTCCATTGCCTCGAACTTTAAGGTTAAAATTCAAATCTGAAATGACAGTCGCAGCATTTCCACTAACCAATCTGACAGTAAGATCGTCAGCAAGAAATGCAAAGTATTCGCCAGCTTCGGCGAGTGAACTTTTGGCTTGAATTCCGCGCTCAATGGTAGAACCCCTAACCTTTCGGATTGGCAGAACCACGTCATCGAAGCTTTGCCAGAACTCCATTGTCTGGCTTCCGATAACCCAAAGAGATGATTTTTTGGCAATAATTGACCTAACAAAGTCCGGAGACTCTTCCGCGCTTGCAAACGTCAACGGGTTATAGCTAAATCCGTCCGATACATCAGAGCCGAAAAACTCATTAGTGCCGTCTCGAACAAACCAGAAGCGCTCGTTTAAAACAGTGCCCGAAGTGGTAGCAAAGAAATCAGAGTCGGTTATTTTAACCAGCCCAGCATTGTTATAAATCCAGCCATCGCCAGCGCCATTTAAAAAGAAAATTTGATTGTTTCCTGGTACCGAGTTTGAAAGAACCTGACCAAATCCTATGCCGCCAATGACACCCAAGCTCTCACTTACGCCGGTGCGACTTACCCTATATGCATTTGTGTCGCTGATAAAATACGCATACCCACCATTAACAAGGATATTAGAGCGAGTTGCTCCCAAGGCTGTGCTGAATGAGGTTAAACCATCACAGCGCTTCACACAGCTATAGTTTTGATCCTTGTCAGCCTCGGCAATCATATTAATAAGCATTGCACGACTTTTCTTGCTGTCGAAGTTTGCCCCACTGCCGCCCAATGGAATGCTAGCCACGATGAGTCACCAATCTAATAGGGAACATTTCCGTATCAAAGCTAAGTGCCAAATCAAGGCTATCTTTCGCCATTTGTTGGATCATTGCGGCACGACCCTGAGAGCAACCAAATTTCGGAATTAATCGCAAAGCCAAATTGTAAATAAATGCTTCAAACCAATAATCAGGTATATCGAAACTATCGGTACCCAAGTTAATGACTTGTATAGCGCGCTCATACGTGAAATTAATTGCGTACTCAGACGTTGAAGGAGTTGGCCACAAATACATAACGCCTGGATCGCGCTGCCTTGAGAAATAAGCCTGTATTGGGCTTCCCGTGCTGGATTTATCAGGGAAATTGAAATAATCCTTACGAGATTCGAATGCTATGGGTATTTCGTAAGTGCTGGATTCTCTGCGGCGCACATCTAAAATGCGCTCAACTGGAATGAAGGAAGATGCAGCATACACTCTTACTTTTGCGCCTGAAGCAGCAGCAGAAGGCAGCGCGACAGCTATAGTTACTGTGGTGGATGTTTTTGATAAAACCGTAAACCAATGCGTAACTTTAGAATCAAGAACAATACCAATAATATTGGTCGCAGCCATATTTGAAGTGTCGGTACAGCTTAAAATTGTTTGGCCAAGCGCTTCAGCAGCCGACAACGTAGTTTCGTACCATGTATTAGCAAGATTCGCGGTTGAAAAATTATACTCAGCCTGACTTTTTACAGTGAATAGCGTGCCTTCTTGCATAGTCCACAGGTGAATACCTTGCCCAGTCCACGCCTTAATCATGAAGTTAGCAGTTCTTCGGCATCTAACAAGCGAATCGCCCGACAAAGTCTCGCCATCTTGCCCAATTTGCAACTGGTCAAGCGCTTCTTCAGCGATATCATTAAAGTTAACCAATAATCTGTAAGTTCCTGAGACTGTCATATTGGCGCCGGAGGCGTAATCACGCTTTCATCGTAGTATTGTTCTGAACGCGATTCTTTATGAACCACAGGCTTAATGATATTTGGCGCAAAATCTTGTGGATTGCGCAAAGCGTTAGCTTCTGGAATAACTCTAAAGCCATCCCAAGTCTTAACAGTGTCACAAAGTTTTACCTTGAACCCGGTGCGGTCGCAAATTGTGTTACACGTTCCGGCAACAAAATGATTTTTCACGATATAACATCTCCTGATACATTGTAATCAACGACTGCGCCAACTGATGGAATAGCTAAAAGGCTAGCCGAATTGCCAATGTTTTGGCCTATTGCCTCTATGCAAACCCATGAGCTACTAGGTGCTATTGTTTTTTTAGCAATAACAGCGCCGGAGCTGGCTATAGTTTCCGAATCTCTCAAATAATAAACAACCACCGACACAGCAATGGTGTGCAGGTTAAAAAATACACAGTGTGTAACTCTTGTTACCGCTGAACTTTCAGATTCGGCAATGGTTGAGCCAAGAAAAGCGACTGTGCCATGACCAAGATCACTTACTGATAGCGTCATGCGTCCACCAATATCCCGCCAAAACCTGCGCTACCATCAACGTTTGCAGCGCTTGCAGTGGCCTGAAATTTAATATTGCCCGGACCAGCAAGTGCCATGTATGGATCAATAGGTTCGGCGCCCGCTGATTGCCCAGTAGATTGCCGACCAGTTACAGCCATGGTCACATAGTTAGTTGCCTGAGTGTCTGGCGTTGCGTTGTATAAGATACTGTAGGTAGCATGAGCCGCGGCGGCAGATGCTTTGTTTAAACTTGCCTGCCAATTTTTTAGGTAAAGTGTTTGGGTTGATGGCCATCCGAAAATAGCCATTTCTGTGGCGCCGGTAAGGGCGCGCATGTGAGCGGTTATTGTTGTGTCGGTCGCGGCAGTAGCAGTGATAACTCCGGCATTAGGTCCTGCGCTACCACACGTAGCCACTACTAGTTTATTGATAATCACATACGAACTAGCCGTATTGACAGGGGTCACCCCATTCATTGTTACTACTTCGCTACTTTCTTTTGTTGCCCAAGTTGTTAAGCCGAAAACTCTAACGGTTCTCGCTCCAGTTCCTGCGGCAGTATCATTTGCGCTTGCAGAAACAATGGCATGAACACGAGCCGCAGTAGGAGCTAACCATATTTGTTGAGTAGCAACTGAATCAGCGCGGCCCCACAGGTCTGTTCGGGTTGTTTGAATCCCATCCACTGCACGACCAAATCTATTTACAGTAGCGAACCCAGTTACACGACTGGCTGAAATATCAAGCGTAGGATCGACGGACCTAACCGCGATAGTGTCAGTAGTCTGTGTAAAAATTTGGTTTAAAGGGGTTAGTTGCTGCTTGAATACACCGAAAAATGTGTATAGCTGGAATGTAGCCTGAGCTCCAGAACCGTTAATAAACCTCACCCGAAAATACAGCGGGCCTTTAGTTACAATGTGGGTTTGATGCGTAGCCGCAGGGATTGAATATGAATTTATTTGCCGCCAGTCAGTTCCGTTAACAGAAACATCCACATAAAGGGTTCCAATAACATCCGCATAACAAGATATAAGCACGCCTTCGAATGGGTTTTGCTCGCCAGTACCAGTAAAAGTAGCAGCGCCAGCAAGAGGCGTAATAGTTGAGTTAGTGCCGATTGCACTTTGTATCCCATAACCTGAATCAGATACGTAACTCATTTAATGACCCATCCTAATTCAGTATATTCTATGGAAATTAAATCGTATGCATGGTGAATAATTATGTTCGACTGGCCATTTATCGTACCCACTACAGTGACATTAAAATTTCCAGTTGGCTGAATAGAAACTTTTTCGCGGTACTTTGGCAAGGCGTTTAATATGATCGAACAAGCCGCTGATACATGTATTAACTCATTGCCAATAGTGGTGTAATTTGATGCAACGGTGTGTACGTAAATATCATCTTGTGTTGAATATGGAAAAGGCGCTATAGATAAAGTTGTTGTATTTGTTGTATCAGTAATTGGGGGAGCGCCCTCACCGCCCAATGCATTAATCAGCTGATACCACGCATCCTCAAAATAAGCTGTGGCGTTGCCATCATTATCAACGATCGGCAGCGACCGCAGCTCCAGGAGATCAGCCATTACGAACTTTAATAATCAAGGTACCAGACGTACCGGCAGAGCCAAATCCATTGGTGCTAAATAAAATATTGCCATTGCCATCAATACCAGACTGATCTTTAATGCCGCCATAGGGATTAAAGTCATTCATGGATAATTGGCTATGCAGTGTCCAAGCCAAGCTTTTTTCAGTTACGCCAGTATCAAATAATAATTGTGCGTCAAAATCTGCAAAATTATATTCGATGCCTTCAATAGCCAGTCGAGCCTTAGTCGTTAGTCCAAGCATTGCTGGAGTAATTAATATTTCATTACTCAGCTCGCCGCTAACTCCATCACTAACAAGACCAATAAGATAAATTGATCTTGCAGTGCCTGCCAGCAGCGGTCTTACTGTGACAGTATGGGCCATTAGATATTCACCTCAGCCCAAGTAATAGAGGCAATACCAACAGCGGCCGTGGTTAAATACGACAATGAAAGATGCGTACCAGGCGGAAGAATAATAGTTCCGTTGGTTTGATCTTCGTACTTTGTCGGAGTAATTGAAGAGGCAGCAGTAACGCCAGCCATTGGGCGCAGCCATACTGGTGTTCCGACTAAAGTTGCAGCAGCATCGCACTTACCAACTCCGACATTTAGGTTTGAACCTGTCATGATGCCATTGTGAATGACCATCGGTGTAGTGTGGGTTGGGTCAGTTGCTTGCACGCCGGGAGATATGGCAATACCTACCACTGAAACACCGGCAGGTGCTGTAGATGGTACAAATGAAATGCTTTCAACAACAAGATTCTTTCCTGAGCCAACCGGATTCGACAAAGCTAATCCAGTGCACGTTGTGCTAAGCGTAGAAAGCGTAACCGCACCCGCAGAGCAGGCATGATATAACTTGCCTATTCGCGCTTGATCCATGAAATATGAACTAGACATAGAAAATCCTCAATTAATTATAAATTACACCGCTACCGGGTTAATTAGACCTGATTTATCGGCTACCGCTGTGATCATGCAGTAGTTGTTCTGGAAGGCTAACTTTGTGCCTGTAGGGGCAAGCAATCCCGCAGAGTTATCAAGGTGCCATGAATAGTTATCATAAACATAACCAGTTGATCCGGTTGAGCCACCGCTAAATAATGAGCCGCCAGTAGTAGATGTAGATGGCCGGAATACGCGGTTCCTGCCAATATCCAAATTCAATTGGTTGTTAGCGCCAAAGTCCACTAATGCAGCCGTATCGTTCAACACTGGATAGACCACAAAGTTGTCACGATATGAACAACGACTTGTTGCTGCCGCAATAATAACTGCCTGACTTGCTGCTGTAGTTGAAAGGCCGAATACTTGGTTGTTCCAATAAGTGAATCCGTCCATTGAGTTTGCAGTAGCATTCCCTGTGACAGTTTTTACAAAATTAAGCACAGAAGATGTATCACGGAATTCATTAGCTTCCACAACAAAATCCGTTGGAGTTGCTGTTCCAGTCGCCGTGTATGCGCTTATCACATCAGCGAAGTTTGCAATATGGAGAATATTTTTAACAACAACATTGGCTGCTGTAATTGGGATATTTGCAGCGGCAGCAGTAAATGTTAGGCGCGGACGTAACGATCCAAGGCCAAGACCTATGATCGCAATACCTGCAACATCAAGCACTAAGGTAGTCGCGTTTGCAATTGTTTCTGCATGACCCGGCATAACAAAGATGATGTCGCCACGGTTAGCTGTACATTGCCCAACAGCATAATCAATTGTTGCGTAGGGACGTTGATATGTGCCTGCATTGGCATTGGCTTGGTCTACACCAGCAACACCGCCAGGAGCTAAGGCGCTTGAATTATTAACAAAGAAAACCCTTCCAGGGTTTGCTTGCAAAAGAGGCATACCTTTAACGGTAGCACCATCTGCAAAACCACTCGGATAATTTGACATTGACATTTGTTTCTCCTACTAACCCTTATAGGGTCATAATGAATTTTAATAGTTCGAAACAAGGGGGCGAACCCCCGAGATTCTTAGGTGCCGCTACCCCATGCACAGCGAGGATCTGTAAAGCCGTAAGACTTATAGAACATACCCTTAGTGCGGAAGTTTTCAGTACCGAAATCATTGTCCTGGCTGAAGGTGTAGCCCATACGTTCAAAGATTTTAAATCCATCTTCTACGTCAGTTTTGATAAACCAGTTAGTAGATGAGGTAAATCTGTGATTTACGTGGATGCCACCGCTGAAAATGCCAGCAACCGGGTTGACAGTTGCCACATTTGCTGTATTTGGCTCAAATGAACTCTTGTCGATACGCTGGGCAACAAAGCGCAATTGGCGTGGGATGTGAAGAGAAACGCCTTTAGCGTCAATCAGCAATCCAGCACCATCACGGAAGTCTTCAAGCGCAATCAATGCATCTTCAACAGCTGCCTGGCTCAATGCAGTAAACACAGAGAAACGGTTGGCAAACGTGCCGCCCTTACCGAGCAAATGCGCAGTAGAAAACAATGGCACGCCATCCATTGAATCGTTGTTTGTGTAACCTACGTTAATCACGTTTGCCGCAAGCTGCTCATCGGTATGCACAAGTGAACGCTTAATCCACTTACCAGTGGTTTGGATTAAATCTTCATACTTGTTATTCATTTGAGCTTCCATCGTAATGATGCCGCCCAATGAATAAACCGCGTGAGTATAGTTACGCACGAAGTCTTGCTTTGAATCATCGTAAGTTGTGCCGGTACCTTCAGGCTTTAACGCCGCGAGACCACCATTCGACACGGCAACATCAAGCTCGTAAGCTTTACTAGATGACATGGTTTTAAAGATCTTGTCTTTTTCCATCGGAAGATCTTTGTAGTAATCAGTTGCTACGGCATTAACACCTTCTTGGAGTAACCGAGCTTTTGAACCTTGTGTATTAATACTCATGTTAACTTACTCCCAATGTTGCGCGGTCATCGCTTAAGTTGATTGACACAATCCAGTCGGCATAATCACCGAGAGTATTGCCAACTTTAGGCTCGACATAATGTAAGCGCAGATGAAGGGTGTTGGTGGTGTTGGCAGTGCTAGAATCTATTTCCATTCCAGACATACCAGTAGAGGTATTGCCAGCCGCCACAATAACATTGGCATTTGTTCCGGCTGAAGTAATGGCAATGTTTCCGCCTTCAGAATCTTCTTGAATCGAGTAAAGAACGTCATCACCCCATGCAACGTATCCATAACGCAATGTTGAAGCGCGACGATAATTGGAAGCAGAAAGGGAACCTTCGTTTGTGGTATCTGGCTCAAGCGATATAAGAACGCCAACCATGATGTCGCCAGCTGCGGCTTGAGCTACTGCTGGCACTGTGCCGTCAGCAGAAGCATTAGCATCAAGCTTTACAAAATCTTTAATGAAAGTTGCTGTGTTATTTGAAGCGAGAAAACATACGCGGCGAAGCTTTCCATTCCAATCTGCACCGGACATGGTGCCAATTGGTGTTGCGCCTCTTACAACATCGCGATTTGCGGGAACTGCTGCGGTCATGATAGACCTCCTAAAAAGTTAGATTAATTTAAACTACACAATATCTGTGTCGCTAAACCGTGCCTAACTTCCTAGGGAGGTCTTTGTTGCTTAACTAGGTACTCTTGACCTAGTTAGATTTGATCTGATTATAGCCTTTTCCGGTGCCAACTGGCAAGTTTGCTGCATATGATTGAATTCCGCCGCCACCGACAAGTGAATCTTCAGCAACTCTACCCTTGAATAATGCGTTGTCGATATCTTCTAGGCGCTGGCGTTCTGGGCCGTGCTTGTACTCATCGTATAATTCTGGATCCATCATTAACCCGAAAGCGTAATAGGTATCACCACCCTCAGTCTGTCCGGCAGCAAATCTAACCCACTGATTTCCTGACTTATCATTCAGGCCCTCATACGTTTTACGACCTTCTATTTTTGCCGGGATAGGCTCTGCACCAGCATCAAGCCAGCGCTGCAAATCACCATCAAGATCATTAATAAGCATTAGTTTTTTATTAGGATATGCATCAATGTAAGCTTGCATGTCCATTTTCATTTGAATGCCAATATTACGGCGGACTTTCTTTCGTCCATCAAGCAATAATCCATTTTCAATGATTGGCTGGCGAATATTGTTTCTGTGGTGGCTCATATTAATTACCTTTCAGTAAATTTTCGGCGAACATTTTTGCAGCGCCAGGACTTGTTTTCAGTAGACTGTTGTAAATATCAAGAGCCGCATCTTTGTTTTGGCTTGAAGCATCTACAACTTTGTAGCCCCTCAATTGCTGCGTAACATCTACAGCTTTTGAAGCTGGCACAATTTTGCCTCTTGGTGGAGCGCCGCGGTTAATCTTCTGCGAAACGAAGCGTTCTGGATAAATTGACTTTACTCCCTCCATTGCACTTCGCAAATAACCCTTAATAGCAGCTTCACTCAAAACATCATGAGCACCAACCCCATCAGCTTTTAGCTTACCGTTATAAATCCGCTGAAATTCTGATTTAATTTCAGGCGATTCAAGTATCACATTGTCTTCGATGAAGCCAGAAATAACAGGATGCTCGCGTCTTGCTTGCTGCTTTGGTGCGTTATTAAGTTCGTGAAGCTGATTAGTTGCATCAAGTGCAGCATCAACATCACCAACCTCTTTGGCCTCACTGAGAGCGGCCTCAAGTTCGCGACGATGCCTTGCCTCTGCTTTAGTCTCACGCTCGGCAATAGCCTCAACAGTGGCCTTGAGTGTTTCGGCCATGCCTTTAACGCTGGTTTTTAGTTCTTTTACTTCCTGGATGCGCTTGTACTCTGCCTCATAGGCCTTGCGGCCTTTGAATTTTTCAGGGTCACGGCCTTCAGCTATCCATTGTTCGTAGGTTTTTAGCCCTGGAGGTGCTTCGTCATGCTGTTCTTCTTGATTATTTTCATCAAGTTCGCTATCAACGTCAGCAAGATCATCTTCTTGTTGATCGTCAACCATTTCGTCTTCTGGATTATCGCTCTCATATTGAGCTTTTAACGCTGCTAAATCAGTCATTTTCATACTCCTTACGTTCGTCATCAGTTAATAGATTTTCATCGTAAACGCAAAGAGGATCTTCATCATTGCAGATTTGATAAAAGAAGCCAGACCCAGGCGGCTCCTCTTGTCTTTGCCCTGCATACCGATTGAAGCCAACAACATCGCCAACTTTTACCCATGGGCCGCCATCGCGCAGGTCGCCAGAATATGCACCCTTGCCAACACTACAAACAATTGCGTAATTTGACCCGCGTGTTTCTTTTTCAGTTTGCGCATCAGATTGAGCAACAAATCCAGCAGCAGCTAAAGTTGCATACCTTTCTGATTCTCCAGCTTTTAATTCGCTAGTACTTGGAAGCGCAAATACTTTAATGCGATACCCTGCCGCCTGAGATTGCTGAGTAGCAATTATATGTTGGGCACGCTTAATTTGATCTTCATTGGGCTTTAACATTTGACTTCTCCACCATTCCGTAACGATTAAACATAAGCTCGAATGCGCCTGCAGTAATACAGCCGTCAATCTGACCCATTCGGCGTGATATTCGTGAAAGCGTTAGGTCTGCATTGGATTCGTCAACACAGGCACCAGAGTTGATTTCGTCTTGCACGTCCTCAACCTGCCATTTGAGGCACTTGATTAATACTTGGGTCACTGGATCCATCAACCATAGATCCACCTGGATCTGGGTTACTTGTGGCTCCAATAGGGAGTTGTTGTGCGGCATTAGTTCCTCCTTCGGAACGTATGAATGTACTTTCTACTAGTTTAATGGCATCCATTCCATTCAATCCCATCTCTACAGCAAGCTGCAAAGATTCCATATACAGTTTGGTGATCTCTGCCTCTTGCTTATCGGCGTTTAATCCCATAGCGGTCATTTCTTTGGCGGCTTCCATAGCCATTTTTTGTTGCTGCAACTTCTGGCCTTGCGCCCTAAGTGCTTGGTCTGTTTGCTTCAGCTCAGCTTCATGAGCCTTCTCAGCTAAAATCAATTGTTCTTGCTTAGATGGTGGCGCGTTAGGATCGGCTTCAGGCGCTAACTTGTCGATGTTCTCGGTGCGGGTTGCCTTAAGTAGATCAAGCGTAGCCTCGCGGATATTCATAACTTGAATACCGGCGCCAGCCTGAGCCATAGCTAGCTGTAGATTGGATTCTGCACGCGCAACACGCTCAATTGTCGAACCTTGAGTTGGGTTTCCGGCAATCGCAACATCACAATCTTCAGGATTAAAGTCATCTTCCATCACATATTCTTTTTGCTCATCGAGTACGCGATTATATTTTTTGCTATCGTGATATCTATAATTTAGGTAATGAATCTTTTTAAATTCATTCCGTGCGGCAGCGTATACCCTCATGATAATAGCATTAGATCCCTGCAAGGCTTGCTGCAGTCGCGCGAGATATAGGCTTGCTGCTTCGCCAGGATTAGCCTCGACATTAACACTTGCGTTAGTCATAGACCGCGCTGAGTCGATCATGTAAGTCATTAGCTGGAATAGAACAGGTGACGGTCCTGCGAATGGCATCTGCACGATGTTGTCACGCAACGAACCATTGATCCCACCCATATTCACGGGGGTTAATTGTCCCATCATAACGTCGATAGGTCCGGTCTCTTGGCGATTGCCACGACCAGCGCCAACGCCAGCAGTTATAAGCCCGGAGTTGGCCGCAGTTACAGATAGCGTTCCAGAGTCAAGTAGTTGGCGTATATTAGTATTAATTGCGGTAAACATTGGCCCAAGCAGAATGCCCCAACCCATGCCCATTGGGCCGCCTTCTGGATCAGGCAAGAATCTGTATTGAGTGAAGCAGTCAGTGGCTTTAATCTTGACCACTTTGCCTTTGTCATTGAAAACAATAGTGTCATCATCATAAGCAGGATATAGGCAAACAATCTTCTGTTCTTCTTCGTGTAATATCGCGTAATAAGGCTCTGCAATACCATCATCATCCAGGTCAATGCGAACGTAAGCTTCGATAAAGTCAAAGTCTTGCTTGTCTTCTTCCAGCTTGTCCTCATCAATATCCCATTGCTGTTCGCCGCGAATGTAAGCAATTAAATCATTGCGGCTTACATTAATATTCTGGAAAACGCATGGCGCATCTTCGAAGTTTCGGCAATTCATATTGAAAATAACTTTGTCCGCGCACACTAGCTCGCTGCGAATAATCTTCTCTTCGTAATCCCAGTAGGTTTTCTTATATGCGGTGCCAACGCAAGGCAGCATCATCAAACACTTGTCTTGATCATCACGCCAATGGGGGATGTCTTCTGATAGCTGCCAGTTTGAATACTCCGATACGCGATCAACACGTGCAGCCTTGGATTCTTTCATCGAATCATCAGCCATTTGCTGCTCGCCTGGCGATATACCTGGCAATTTAATATCCTTACCATAGGTTTTGAATGTAACGATATCATCAGCCCATACTAACTCTGGTGCTGCACGAGAATTAAAATCAAGCATTGCCTCAAGGATATAAGGCATCATCGCAAGGCTTGCACCTTGGAACGGGAAGCTCTTTTCTTCTATGTCATGCCCGCCAGAGGTTGGCTGTAGTTTGGCGAGTTTAATTGCAGCAGTATATTTCTTGATCCAGTCAGCCATTGAAGCAACAGCTTCATCATAGAGCTTTTTGACGCTGACGAATTCTTTGGAGTTATCTTTCAATTGGTCAACGATATTGCCTTTCTCAAGGTTATCAATTAATACGCTTGGCGGATTATTGTCTTCGTCTTGATCGTAATCACTCATGCTGGCTTTCTCTTGTCGAGAGTCAATTTTTCTTTGGGGGATGGGAGTCGGTAACCGTCACATTTCTCACATTTAATATAAGTTAGTGGCTTGTCTTTTGTAGCTATGCAGGATGGGCACATTATTTATAGTTTCCATTGCATGACATCTTGCGAGCGTATTGTGGATCTACATCAGTCGTTTGCTTATCAGCGTCAGGGATTGGATCGCCATGCTTCTCTGCTTCACCTTCAACCTTAAGTGATGCAAGGCCTTTCATTTCTTCCGCACTAATAACTAATTTCTTCTTAGCCATATCAATACCCCGTAATAGTGTCGCGCCCTTCTCGGCGCACGTTCTGACCATTATACACCATGTTTATATCCATGATGCGAATCGCGTAACGGCGCATCATGTAGGCGTAACGAATTGCATCAATGAGATCGTCTTTAACCTTAACGATGTGTGACTTTTGGTTAGCATCCATGGTGGTGTGGTATTGGCGAATTTCTTCGAATACCTCAACTAAGTTAGAGAATATTTTAAAACGACCTGTTTTCATTGCATCGTTGAGTTCGGCTATGCCAGCCCAAACGCCGTTACCACCATCTTCCCAGCAAGCAGAATCAGGAAGCATGCACCAGCCCTCATCCTCATAATAGGATTTTTGTTGTTTAGCGCTGCCTTTTTCATGTTGCAATCCATCGGCAGGCCATGCAGTAGGGATATCTTCAGCCCAAGGTTTGACGCAGTGCCAAGCTTCAAATGGCTGCTTCTTCGACATTTTCCATGCATTGACAATATAGTAAGTATCACTATCACGATCCCATACCAACTGAATGTGTGCCTGCGGGTGATCCCACCCGAAATCCATACCATTAATCACAAACCAATGCTTGGGTACGCTGAAGGGATCAACCTTCATTAGGTTTTCATCTATTTCGAATATTAGTCCAGCACCCATAAGCGGCAACCCTCTGGTTCTCATGTCCCGCTGATATGCAGGGTATTTAGATAGAAATAATTCTTTCTTCTCTGGCGTTATATGTGGACACTCATCCCATGTTGCGCCCTGCAAGTAATCACTTTCAGAGGGCGTTTCCATAAACCCTCTGATTAACTCAGTCATTCCATTCTCTGGCGTAAACGTGAGTATGCCCCTGCCACCGCGGCCACGATCACCATTCAGTGTTCTGGTTAATACCTGGGGAAATATTTCATGGTCTTCTGGTTCTTCGTCAATATGATAGCCATCAACAACATCGCCCATGATTGCATGCTGCCCTTGGCCATAGCTCCAGAATTGAACTGTTGATATCCCAAGTTTGTGCTTTACCCTAACTTCTCTAGCCGCCCTAGGCGTGCCAGTCATAGATAAGTAATCTATTATTTTATCAGCTGGGATTAGCCCGCCTTCCATTACACCATCAAGCAGGCGCCCGAATAGTTTTTGCTGGAGTAGATCGCGAGTCTTTTCGCCAGAGTAGCCAAGCAGCCAAAGCAATGGAGGAAAATCATATCTATGCCCCTCCCAATCATCAGGGTATTCGCCAGTCAAGTGGTAGGCATCTATCATCACGCCCGTGCGCGTTTTCCCACACTGATTTGAAGCCATTAGGCAGCATGCGAGCTTGGTTTTAGTAGCTGCTATGAACTTACGTTGCCATTGATATAGTGATTCATACTGCCGCTTAAGTTTATTGCGCTTATTTCTCGCAATCTTCTCATCCAGTAGGCGAGCTAGTTCGATCTTTTCGGCTTTGCTCAAATTACTGAACACCCTTTAAGGTTTATTGCTGTTAGTTTGGTTAAAGCACGTTATTTTGGCAACTAAATCATCATTTAATCTGTTTTGTGTTCAGTATTCTTTACATCATCACTAAATTCACCAGAACCATAAACAACACTAAAGCTCCTGTCGGGAACATCATGAAACTTAAGCCCACATTTAGCATCATCGGGCAAGTGCCATGTATTTTGTGTTTCGTGCTTAACGACCGCCCCCGACTTTATTAACTCTTCTGCTGCATCTGCAAGCATTTTGCACCAAGCAGCTCTAACCTTATCGCTCATTACTGGTCCGCCTACTAACATATTTAATCCTCCGCCGATTGCTGTGCTGCACGTTGACGCTCAAGTATTAAACGGTCTAGCTCTTCTTCGTCCATGTCGGATAGCTCTTTGGTGTTAACTGCTATCGCTACGCGCTCGCCATATTTCTTAGGCTTAAGCTTTGATGCAGCCCACTTGCGAGTATCAACACGTAACTTCGCATGATTGACTGAAACCATGTCCTTAATCATGACCATCTTGCCATCTATCTGTAACGGTAGCCCATCAACTAATAGCGGCTGCTCGACTTGGTTGTCGGCGATATCAAGCATATCCTCAACTAATGCGTCAGCCGATTCCATCTTGGCCTTGTCGTACTGATTTGAAAACTCTGGGTGTTCACGCATCCATTTGAAGATAGTTGACATGACAGGCATGCCATCATCGCGAGATACCGACCTTAGTGATTCACCTGCTGATAGTCTCTCGCATATCAAGTAGGTTAGCTCTGGGGTGTATGTTGTTGGTCTTCCCCCGGGCATTATTGCTCATCCTTGAAATGCTTTTCAGCTACGGCTTTAATGCCATCACGGAATAATTGTTGGGATTTACTAAATGCAGACGGAGTGGTCATGTAGTCATGAACGCAGCACATTAAAATAATTAGGAATGGCTGAGAAATGAAGAATATGAATAAATATAATATTTGCAGTTTTTCGCTCATTTGATCCTCGCTTGTGATCATAATGTTATTGAAATGAATTTAAAGTTTGTAGCCAAATATCCCTGTTGCGGTGATAGCGGTAGAGCCATCAGTGGTAGCAAATACTTTAACAATAGAAACCGGCTCTCTTTCGCCAGCGGCTAATGTTTGAACAATTACCGAGCCATCCGCACATTCATATTTTATCGTGCCTGCCGTGGTGACTTTTATGCCGCCAGTGGCAGGGGTTGTTAATTTACTTCTATCATCGCCAGTAATGGCAAATACGCCTTGGGCTAAACTCGATGGTACGCTCATATTCCTACACCTATTCCTATCCAGTTTCTTTTTGGCCCGGAAATGCTAAGGCCGCTTTGGCTTACCGTTAATGTACTTGTGTACATCTTACCATCTGAGACGTCTCTACGCCACATAGTGTAAGTGCCAAATACGTAATCAGTTAGGGATGTATCTGGATTTAGAGTTCCTGCTGCTGTTGGCAGACTTACTGCGTCAGAATTGGCAAACGCTGGATCTTTAGCGAGAGAATATGCACCAGTATCGAGCGGCGCAACCAACACAACACAGGTATCACCGGTAATTGTATTCACTACTGATGTGATAGTTGCAGATAAAGTGCCATCGCTTGCGGTAAACGTCTCATTTGCTGCATCAGGATAGGTTTTTGGGTAAGTTACACTATTAGCAAAGCTTGGCATTGTGAATGTACAGCTACCAACACTTGCCGCAGTAATCGTGCAAGCTTTACCAGCAAATGACAGAGATGTTATTACACCCATGCCTGTAGTGGTTAGTGTGTAACCTGTGCCGCCAACATAAACAGGGCTTGTGATGCCTGTCACAGAATAAGCCGCAGCCGCATCAAGATAATACGCAAAATGGTTGTACATGGGGGCATCAGCTGACGCAGCCCATGTACTTGTTATATTGCTTCCTGCACCAGCAGTAGATTGCACATACATTCTGCCGATTGAATTGGTGCCAGTATTTTGAATGTTGCCACGGGCTGTTTTGTTGCCGGACCATGTTACCGTGGGGATTGGATCAAACGCAGTGTTATAGGCTGTGCCGTAAAGCACGCTTAGAGATAATGCCGTAGCCGGAACCGATGTATTTGTTAATGATGGCGCAGCATAAGTGCCTGAGTCATACTTTTGAGACTGTAAATCAGTTAATGTTATGACGCCAACAGCCGAATCGCGAGCCACTGTAACAGCAGCGTTGCAATAACAAAATCCACCACCTCCACCGCCAAAAGTAATTACAATGCTATTTGTCGTTGACGCTCCAGCTGTGCAACTATATCTAGCGCAATCGCCACCAGTGCCCGTAAATACTGACCCCTCAATTGATAACGCCTGCAAACCCCACAAAATGCTTGTAATCGTTTGACCTGAGTCTTGCTTCCAAAAAAGGTCTACAATTATTTTATCACCCGTTACCGCGGCAACAGACGTCTGAGTAAATGAATTTAAAAACCCACTAGAGCCATTAAATAAATTTGTACTTATGTGGGAGACTGTCATGCGTTATCCGCCGTTACTGTGATAGTTTCGGATTTAACCAAAGTATTGTTGGCGAATGTATGCAGGTAGGCGGTAGCTCCAATTGAGAATGGGCCACGCAGTTTTTTAGGTCTAACCAATGTCGGCGTCCATGTGGCGCTCACGCCAACAAATGGCTGCACCATAAAGACTGTAGAGCTGCCATAAGTTGCATTGTCGGTCATTACAACGCGATAAAGATTTGTTGAAATATATAAATTGTCAATCGTAGCAGTGGCGGTAGCAGGATTATCAAACCCGTTTAATGGAGTTAGCGCCCATTGCAATTTTGTAGAGTTTGATGTTGTTAGAAACTCTACATTAATCCATGAGCATGTAGTTTTGTTGTCGGCCTTTTCTAAAAAGAAGGCATTATTACCATTCACCGTACCAACATAGCAATATCCCTCATAAAACACATAAGAGCCGTTTTTAAATGCGGTTGCCGGGTCTTGTGTAGCAGTATTGTTTGCTGAGTATGATGTGAATTGTTCTGGATTTTGAGATTTTATCTCACCAGAAAAGCTGCCAGGGACAGCAGAACCAGACGATGCTGTGTAAGAAAACCCGCCATGAGGCGTACCATGATAAACGCCACCGCCACCCCCGCCATCTACATTCGCGCCAAATCGGCTGAACTTATAAACAGTGGGCCCGGCACCATCTATGCGAAAATGGCACGACAAATAAACATAATCAGTCAAACTCAGCGGATAGTAAATCTCCGGGAAATCAGTTGTGCCGAATGTTTGTTTAAGCGCTTTTGTCCCCGAATATGGGTTGGTGGTTGTTATTGCTGTACCAGCGCAATCGCCATTAATTATGAGCGACCCAATTGTTAAACCTGTTTGACCAGCTGTACCTATTGCGCCAGCTATTCTACTCTCAAAATCATCAGAATAGCCGAGCGTTGAATTGGTCCCCAACCCGGTGCCAGTAATCGTATGATAGCCCGCAATATCTCCACCGCCGCCCCCACCGCCCTGCGCATTGGAGTTGAATTTACCATTGCCGCTAGCGGTGCCGGTTATTGTGATATTGCCCTGAGCTGTCATTAATGAAAATACACGATAGCAGCCACGCCAATCATAATAATAATGACTATAGCTGCAGATGCGTAGAGTTTGGATTTGGTCGTTGACTGTGGCGGGTCATATTTGCTATTTATCATGATTTGCTCATTGTATTTATGATTAAAATCAAGGCGGGGATTGCTGAAATGAGCGAAAACAGGAAATAAAATCCTCTATTACTATTCTTTTTTGCTCCCCGATCCTCCGCCTGCGTCGTCTGGACTGACTGTAAAGCAGTTGAAATTGCAGTAAATTTTTCATTTACAAGAGTGACAACCTCTTGCCGCGTCTCAATAAGCTGTTTGCACATGTCAGCAGAGGCTTTTTCGCTGGCGTGCAACCTGTGGTTAGTCACCATTTCGTTTGCCTGCAATGCATTTATAGCTTTACCGTGTTCGTCAAGTTTTCGCCATACGGGTTCAAATTGATCCATAAAATCACCTATTGTTTTGGTGATTATACGCGATATGTGGGGTTTTTCAATGCTACTGTTTAATGCCAAAAATAGCAATTTTATGCGTCAATGTCTGTGCGGTGGGTTACATTGTTTCACGTGGAGCCATCCTTGGCCGTGGAATTAATTACAAAGACTATTTAGTTATATCAACATGTTAGATTATAATAACTCAGTATTGGATTAACATGTTATGCATTGCTATTATGTATTCATGAGCTGAGGAATTCACCGAAGCCGAAATAGGAAGAAACAAAATGAAAAATTTACAAAGCCTGAAAAATGAGTTAGCCCAAGTACGTGAAACCGCATACGAATTAGCATCTGGTGTAGACGCAGAATCAGCTAAATTTTATTATGAAATTGCAGACGCAGTTACCGAAAAACTAATGGTTATCCTTGACCAAGAAGAAAAAGCAGCAAAAGTAGCAAGCGGCGAACCATTAAATTTTGATATTGATGATTTATCAATAGTTTAATTTCTAACAGCGCCCTGCGGGGCGCAATGAGGCAACATGAAAAAACCATCTGAATACATGCAATCTTCTCGCCAGCGCCGGATCGACCTTGGTCTAGTCCCATTACGTCAATCTGAAATCTGGTGCACGCCAGCTCAGAAAAAAGAGCTTCAGCTTAAAATAGCGGTTGTCATCGCGCAGGTACTAGCTAATGAACGTGTTTAATGCTTATCAAGCCTATCTCAAAGCCCAGCAATCTAAGATTCATCAGCAGCGCATGGAGGCGCTAAAGCCAATTGTTAAAGCTGCTCTTGAGCGCAGGAAAGAGGCTCGCAGCTAAATTCTGTAGCTCTGTCTATGCGAATTAACCGCGTACTGGAATATCAGCAACACAATTTAAAAACTCTAGCTGCCGTTGCGCTGCAATAACTTCGCTTGGAAGCGCCATACGCAAAGAAAACCAATTTTTCCCATCTGCATGCCTCTCAAATAGCCAGCAGTTGTGTGGAGATTTTTCGTTTATGTCAACGGCGTATTTACCGTGCGATCCCACAATAAACTTCTTTTCTATTTGCTCTTCGATATTCATACCCTATACCTTTCTCTATGCTCTTTGCGAGAGCGGGCTTTTTCGCCTTTGGATTTGCGGTGGTCAAAACCTAAAATATGAGGCTTCATTTTTGGCTCAGGCTTAATAGCTCTAACGGTAATCATCGACGCAATAGGGCCAGCTGCTAAAATCATTACTCCACTCATATATCAGCTCTATATGTAAGTTAAAAGGTGCTATTTTGCCACTTGGGCCTAACACCGTTACCTGCAATATTTCAGCAGACAGCATGTTGCGAGCATAGCTACTCAAGCTCTTTGTGCCTTTCGGCGAATATGGTGTCATGAGCAGGTCACTACTCCTGCAATTTGTGGGTGTCCTCGACTATTTACCCTGAGCTTCTGTGGTTCCAGCTCCGTCATGACATAAAATCCCCGTTCGTGCCGCATTGGGGGCTTGCGAATATAGGAGTTGCACCTCGCACTTTGCATTTATTTCACATCTTGTGCGCTTTGCCAACAGTGAGATACTGCCACTAACACAAATATTGCGAATGCACACGCTTACGAAATTGGTAGGGATATGACAGGACTTGAACCTGTGACCTATGATGCATCCAGAATTCTGGCAATTGCTCTACCGACTGAGCTACACATCCCATAGCTGCACAGGTTTCTGCTGTGCTCAGTAAAACAATTATGCTACTGGAGCTGCAACTGCGCCATCCGCAAAATCTGTTTGTAGAACTTCTTTTACAGAGACGATCCGCTCATCAAATGCAGCCACAGAACAGGTTTCACCATTAGATATAACTCTATCAGGCTGCCCTGTAACTGAAATTAAAACACATTTATCTGGTGAACAATGCGCCTGAATATTTACTGTAGTTGTCATAATCTTGCTCAATTAATTAGTTAATTTAAAACCCCACCGACCCCCTACAGGCGTTCTGTTTCTGAGGGTCTGCGTGGGTACTCGTAAAACTGTTGTGAATGGATGGCTAGAGCATCTAGCTTCCCTTATGTCATCATATGACAGCCGTTACAACAAGTGCTTACGGCACCAGCGGATTTACTGTTTTCTCAGACCGTTGCGTAACAGTAGAAGCTGCACTCACCATACCGTCTATGGCTGCACAAATGAGCGGATCTGTGCGGAATGCAACCTCTGCTGTTAGCTCTCCATTACAGCAGAGAGCGGGGCAGATTATTCTGGATCGGTTGTATATCTTACATTTTTAATGATACTATGTAAGTTATGAAAAAGAAAGCATACCGCTATAGATTTTATCCAAATAAAGAACAGGCTTTAATGCTTGCAAAAACATTTGGCTGCGTAAGATTTGTATATAACACTATACTAAAATACCGAACAGATGCTTACTACTCATCAAATGAAAAGATTAATTATTATGCCGCCAGCGCCAAACTGACTTTACTAAAAAAAGAAATAGGTAAAGAATTTTTAAATGAGGTATCGGCAATCCCTTTGCAGCAATGTTTGCGGCATCAGCAGCAGGCCTTTTCTAATTTTTTCTCTTCAAGAGCCGGTTACCCATGCTTTAAAAGGAAATCATCCGCGCAATCAGCGGAATTCTCAAAAGCAGCTTTTTCATTCGCTAATGGGGAGATTACACTAGCGAAGCAGAAACAGCCTCTAAAAATTAAATGGAGCAACAAGCCTCCATGCCATCCAAGCACAGTAACCGTAAGCCTTGATAGCTCAGGGAGATACTTCGTATCCTTGCTGTGCGATTTTGACATAGCAGAAAAGCCAGTTACTTTGAATAAAATTGG